TGGACCGAGTTGCAAAATTTTTCCGACCGAGTTGCAAGCGAGTTGCAGATTTCTGGAAAAGTTTACTTTCGAGGTAATATTTTTTTATAAAACTTTTGATTCTTAAGATTACTACTGATTATTATTATTTTTACAATAGAGAAAAAAAAAGTATAAACGTGTAAATTGTGTAGTCCTAAACTCCGCTTTTGTAGTCCTAAAACGTGATTTTGTAGTCCCAAATGGCCGATTTTGTAGTCCCAAAACGTGATTTTGTAGTCCCAAATCGTGATTTTGTAGTCCCAAAACGTGATTTTGTAGTCCCAAATCCCGCATCTTTGAACAGTTGCTAAAAAAACGAACAGTTGCTAAAACCCTGTAAAACACATTTCAAAGATTTCGCAGTCCCATATCCCGCATTTATGATGATAGGTTATGGGTTTCTCGCATTTCACCTGATACCTTCGCTACAGTCGACATTTTCAGTACGAAAGCAGTTTACTTCACGAGATCAGACCTTATTTTTCTCTTCTTCTTTTGTTGGGAAGACGATGTCAGATTCGACATAGAATTCTTTGAACGTTGTTGGCAGTTTTGGCAACATGCAGTCGGGTAGTTGATGCAACTCGTCGTTGTAATTTTTCAACCGTCGTTCGTAAATATTTTTGAAAATTGGATTGTTTTTTATCAGATCGCGTAAAAGTTTTCGTTTTTCGGTATCAGGTATCAAGTTCATGTTTTCTTTTTTGACGATGTTGAAATTCGACCAAGATTTGTAGAACTCTTCAAGAAGAGTGCAAGAATAGAGAGGAAGGGATATCAATTTCGATTCGAGTTCGGCGATGTATTGATTGTTAGTTGACGTGTAATAAAGGGCCCTCGTGAAGAACTCTGGGATTTGAACAAGTACGTAGTTGAGAACGGCTTTGTCAATACTCTGTATGTCTATGTTTACATCTTTCAAAACAAATGTCGCATAAACACTTTTTAAGTCCGGAGAGAACAGTTTTCTGGTGTTCTCCATCCGAGATGCTAGTATAGCTTCGAATTCGTAGAAAAGCCTTCGCTGATTGCTTTTTATGAAGGATAACATCCGTGGAAAGTAAGTTTTGATAAAGAATGAAACCTTCGCGTCGTCTTGCAGTTCTTTTTGAATTTGCTTCGTGAGCAACAAAGTCTTGGGGAAGCTCTGAGAATAGTTGTAAATATTGAATTCATATATACTTTCCGCTAATATAAACGAAACGTCTTGAGCGTATTCATCCAAAAAATCGTCGAGTTTTGTTTTTGGGAACAGGTCACTGTAGCCCATGAACATCTCTAGAACATAGAAATAAAGCAATTCACGATACTTCTTCAAATTCTCCGCGTTATCTTCGTTTGGAAGATGTTTTTGTGTCTCGGTCAGCGACATGTTTACTAGGAAGTTCACATCTGACCTGTAAGTTTTCTTGATCACTTCCATTATTCGATTTTGTTCTTTGTCGATCATGTCTGATTGCTCGAGCCGATGGTCCTGATCTATGTTTTTTTTAGAGTTGTTCTTCACTTCGAGTTTGAGCTTATCGAGCTCTTTCTTCATGCCGTCTCGTGCTTTTAAGTAATTCATGATTTGGTTATTTGACTTGAAGAAGTACACGTCATTCACCTCGCTCTTTTCTAGAACTTGATTCGCACTTTTCGCACTACTGTTTATCTTTCCGATGTCCTGGTTATTATGGTACACGGCGAATATGAGTATGACGAGCAATGATGTCACTGCCAAGTTGTACACATCCATTTGTTTGTTTGAATTATCAAAAGATTTTATTTGTTTTGAAAAATGACAATTCGTCAACACGATAGCCAAGCCAGTGAGCGGTTTCGCGGTAACAATCAGATCAACGCAGCAGTATTTGCCAACCAGGGACACAAAATTCAGATCCAAAAAAATATTCGAGATCAACACAAGCCATTGACTCATGAAGAATGGTAAAGATTCTTTTATGACTTTTGATGACGCTATCTAGCCGAGAGAGTTTAGCCACAAACCATTTAAAGATTCTTTTGACAAAAATAATAGATGACAATGCAGCGCTATTATTGGTCGAACTTGATGTTGACGTTATCACATTTACGTTTCGCCTCGCTCCAAGAGAAATTCTTCACTAGATGGCATTTGTTTGCTTTTTTGTTCAATTCGCTTAGGTTTATCTCGGCGTGAATATAATCATCCTTTCGTGTCGGGGATATCCAATTGGCGTCGTTGCCGAATTCGTTTTCAATAACTTCTGGTGTATTATCTTCCGTCGCGGTCGATGATACTCCGGCTATGCCCCATAGTAGGTTGCCTTTTGAGTCATACAGATTACGGTTACCACTGTGGTCATGGTATACGTCTTGATTGAAGATTAATAAGTGGTCGGAATCTTTATAAGACGACGTGTCGTGTGCGCGATCTGTACCGTCTTTCCATTCTACAGGTTTGTCCGTGTGGGCATAGTCTACGAAGGTACGTGTGTGCTTGTGTGGAACTTCGTCGTGTCCGTCCGGTGGATCGGCAAACCCCTCGACTGTTTCGGGATTACCTGCCTTACGAAGAGATGGGAGGTACGTAAACTCATGGTCATCGAATTTGTGGACGTCGTCCGCACTTTTCCCGTGAGCGAAAGCAAAGCCTATGTTGGATGCACCGTCATCGGTGATCATAGATTCGTCTACATTTCCGTCTGCGAAAGCAAGTTTTCCACCAATGAGATTTGTTTCATTGTCCCGGTCGACGAATTCGTTTGTGCAGTATACTGTTTCGCCTTTTGTTTCTTTTGTCCAGTAGTCCGGACATGTTTGAAATTGCATCTTCGATTGATCTGCATTCGCTTCATACTCCGCCGCAATCGCATCGACTATTTTGCGCTTCTCGGATATGTTGTTGTACGTTCGCAAACCAGTCAGGATCAATCCCACGATCAAAGGTAAGAATATGTAGTCCCTGTTTTCGAAATCATCGGAATTGGTAATGTACACAGCCGAAACGGCTATCGTGACAAGGATCAAACATAATGTGAAAACTATGATTTTCGTATTTAAAGTTCTCTTCATTTGTTGTGTATTATCTTATACTGATAAAAAAGTTTTCGAAATCATCTGTAATATAAACCTTATCTGCACCTAGCGGGGTCCTCGACTTCCTTAGGGCTTTCCAATTTCATAATCTGTCCTTGGGCGACGGGACATTTTGATCACGATACCCAATTTATTCCACGAACTCCAACTCTCCAGCAATAATACAAGCAATCAAAACAACTGGACGACTCGGTTTTCTTATTTAAAAAATCTATACGTTTTTTTGGTATTATTATTCCGAAATCTTTGTCTTTAAGAAACATGTCCCGGAAATACTGTGTGTTCATCGTTGAATGTGGTAAAATAAGAATGAATGGTTTTTCTAATTCTTTCAATCGAATTAAAACTTCTCGCTTGAAAGCGAAAGGCGGATTGGAGCAAACGATATCACCGTGATTCGTGGTGAAGAAATCGTTCTTCTTTGTTATCGGATCATATGGTTTAACAATAACATCAAAACCAAGCATCTTTAAATGCTTACTGGACTTCATACTGTTCTTGTCGAGTACCGTGTTAAACGGCTCCCAAATCGTTTTGTTTCTTGGAATGAATTTCTGTATGTCTTGCCAAACATACCCTGGTGTATAGTATTCATCGTTCACTAGTAATTTGATAGTTGACATGTACGTATTGGATTATTTTATAGCGATTTTTTTTTCTCGAACCCTGTTCATAAAAAATCGATATAAACATTTGGAAGATATTTGACACTAATGGATACGTTAAAAGCGCTAACGCTTACGCTTTCGGTCGAAGCCATCCAGATTCCGACGTCGAAGTTCGAGCAAGGGCAGGAGTTTGTGACATGCCGAAAATCGTTCATTCTTGATGACATCGACGATTTCATTAACGAAAAAAATGTATGGAACAACAACGTTCATAAATGTATCCCTTCCTTTATTGATCTACTGCGATACATCACGGGTGATATTTTGATCGAAAATCAATCATTTTCGAAAAAGTTTATCATAGAGTTGGAGCACAGCAATGAATATATCAAATCTATCAGCAAACAGCACCGAAAACTCAAAACTCAAATAGTCGACGTCCTCGATGGACGATTATTCATTTGCGATAATCCGAAATGCATGCAGTTCTTCTCGAATTTGCTCAACTCAAATCTTACTGTTATTTTGAATGATGAAACGAAATCTTCATTCGATGGTAAATTCAAACAAAATTTACATATTGTTGTGAACGACCAGGGATTCGATTACAGTTATAAATCATCCATGCATACTGAAAAAAAATACGGGGACTATCTTTCTAAAAATTTGGCAGATAATATTTCAATCGCTGAATTAAGAAATCTGTTCGCCATAAAAAATAAGATATCTGCGACACATCTTAAGAAACAGGATATCATTGATAGAATTGATTAGTGAACGTCTTCGTCTTCGTCTTCGTCTTCGCCTTTGGCATCGTAAAATATTGTCAATAAATACCGCTCGCCAGCCTTTAATGGAGTGACTCCATGAATTTGTTCTGAATCAAATCGTAAGACATCGCCTTGCTTGAAATCTATGAGTGGTAAACTTCCGCCCATTGTATCTATGAGAGAGTGCTTCGCTTCGACATCTTCCCCTTGGAAGACTTTATTATCAAAATCTTTGTCGAATAAGTAAAAAGAGCAGCCTTCAAAGTTCCCTGTATCGGATAACAATATGCTCACAGTGTAGGCAGCGCTGTCACTATGAGGAGGCATGCGGTTACGTTCATTCATACGGTATCGCTTCAAAAACATGAAGTCGTTATACCCATCTTTTTCGCGGTAAGTTTTATATATCTCTTCGCAGTGTTTCCATAAACGATGGTTGAGTATTTTGCCGTCGCTATATACGTTTATTTGATATACAGGCTCGTCGTCGACAGGCTCTCCGCTTGTATCAAATTCGATCCCCAGCGCTTCGTTTATTAAACTTTCACAACGTTCTTTACTTAAAGCACCTTTGTCATGAATAAATGTGGAATCACGAAAGTGCTCGAATTGGACACCAAGTGCAAGGGTCTGCTGCGTATGAGCGTAGACGATGTACAATGTCAGAATCACAAATACGACAGTCAAGATCGTCGAGTTCTTCATAGACTTCCCTTATATGAAATCTGGGCACATAAAAAATTGGTTGAGTATTTTTTACTTTTTCTCCCTTTTGAGCCATCCTCACTTCTGTTTCAACGGTAGTAAACGGTTGCCGACATTCTTTCCCGTCCACTTTCCACCGCGCAGTACAGTATGATATCGATACTTGGTAATATCGCCTGTGGAAAGAGTACTTTACTCAGAAATTTAAAGAAAAAAGGTTTCCAAGTGCTCGAGGAACCGGTATCGGACTGGAGATTTCTACCAAAGTTTTATGAGTCGCCGGAGAGATGGTGTTTTGCATTGCAAGTCGAAGTATTGCACAGTTACGCGAAGATGGGCACATCAGCATCAAATCAAATCGTCGAGAGGTCCGCATACGAGGCGACCAACATATTTGCTTTAAACGCGCACAACAATGGGCAACTTACAAAGGAGGAATATGAGCTCATATCGGATATATCGGAAGTTCAAAAGTTTCCAGATCAATTTGTGTACATCGCGTCAACGCCCGAGCTTTGTCATGCTCGATTGAAAACAAGAAACAGAGACTGTGAGGCAAATGTGCCTTTGTCGTATTTGAAAGATCTACACCTTCTCTACGAAACGACAGTAAAACAAATAAGGGACAAAGACATACCGATCACTGTAATAAACGGGGATTGTACCGAAGAGGAAATGTTGAAGGATTTCATGATCACCCACCCATACAGTATTTAGCTAGCCATGGTTTCAGATAAGATATTGGGCCCCCGTCTTTCCAAGATCATTCATTTGGACGACTTTCTTGTTGTAAATCTCTCTAGCTTCTGATGCGGCGGCGCAGCCGCTTGTATCGAGTCCTCCTTGCCACAACTTCATGATGTCGTCGTGGTCGAGAGCGAAGTTGTGGTATACCAGATTACCGGCCGAACTACCTTGTTCTGAGGAAGAAACACTGTCGGGAAAGACGTAGATGTCGCCGTCATTCAATCTGATCGAGTCGTTCTCGACAAAGTGAGTTTTGACGTGTTGTTCGTTCAGGAAAATATCAAGAACGACGCCATTTGTTTTTAAGCCGTAGTCGGTAGTGAATCCACCTTCTTTAAAGCAAAAAGAGAACATGAACCATCTCGGGTTATCTTCACTCGATTGTAAAAAGTTATCTTTATCAAGTTCCAACTTCACCGTGTTTTTTATTTTTCTCGCCGTGTTGAAAGAAACAGTGATATGTTCGTTAGACATCTTTATCATTGGGCATTGCAAAAGACGCTTATCGTCCGTCACCTTCGCACCATCCTTGTCGTATACTTCGGAAAATTTCGCCGTCAGCCCCCCATTTGTCGGGTCAGTGCCTTTCACGAAAATCGTGTTATCATTTTTGAGAGCACCGAGTTTCGCCCAAAACGTGTAGGAAAATTCGATTCCACCACTTCGGTTCATCGCTGGCGGTAAGTTGATGAAGCTACTCTTGAATTTGTTAGACGTATTCAATTTATTCGAATTGCCGAACTCGCATACTCCCTTCACAAGAGCTATTGACATTTTCTCCGATGACGCTTTCCTTGACGATCTCTTTCGATATTCCATCAAATCTTTGAATACCCATGGTGTCAGCACGAAGAAGATTATATAAACTACAATTATTGAACTCGCCGCATAACCTGCTCTAGTCATGGATGTGCTCATTTTATTATTTAAGTTATTGTGAGAAATTTTTTATGCTTACATATTAATTCTGCGACATAATATGAAAAATGTCACAGGCACAAAGCATATCGTGTTCACCGTTATTTTCACCACTGTCGTCTCAAATATTTTGACATACCAATCATTTAAATACTATAGAAAACCTCTTTCGACAAACTCGCAGAAAACAACCGAAACATTTATGATGTATCCACTCGTAAGCTTGTTCGTTGTCTTATATTCAATGGTATCGCTCTTGATTGCAAACTGGTTCGTCGACGTCGCTCACACAACATTCGATTTCGATCATACGTTTTTATCGAATGTCATATCGGAGGCGATCCAAACTTCGTTTCAAAACGCTATACGTATTTTGCCATTTAGTTTGTTCATCGCCACAATCACAAATTTCTTTGAAAAACCCATACTGTTTGACACCACTGGGAAGTTCTCCCCTTTCTACTTAGCCTTCGTCTTCATCATTAACATGTTCACGATGTTCATTTACAGAAATAATCAAATACAACTGTCCGAGCAAGGTATTATATCGGCATTCATATTATTCGTCATTGTCATCTCCATCTTTAAAGTTAATCAACCATCCGTTGACACTACTAACGCTTCAAATTCATTGGATCGGTTCATCACATTCTGTTTGAATTTCTTCCTCAACTTTAACGTCAAGATTCTTTACATACTCATGCCTTTCATTCTGTTCTTCGCCATCGCATTCTTCTTGATCACTGACGCGACAACAGAGAGAGTTCTTCAAGCTGCCGCTGTCTTCACTGTATCCATTTTACTTATCGTTCTCATCGCTATCATTCATGGGGCCGTAAAAAAACATCAGAGAAAAAGTCGAAGCGGCAAAAACGCGGCAACAAATCTTTCAAGCTTCATGTCCACAGCAAATCAAGCTTTCACAACAGTCGCAAATCCAGTCGTATTAAAACCATTCTTAAAAACATCCCTCTATTTAGCATTTTACTCTGTCCCTCTTGCCGCTTACATATATCTCACATCCAACAACTTCGACCTTTTTAAACAGAAATACTTAGGAACTTTTAATAAACAGTTTCTTGAAATTATGACCGCTTCTTACGTCGTCACATCTGTACTTCATAAATTTATATCGATCAAACAACAACAAGTTGACAAGTTCGTCAGCTTACAAATCGTCCTCGCCCTCCTCGTCTCTAACATCTCTAACACCGCACGTATTGATCTGTGATCTCGGAATAAACTTCCGAAACCTATAGACATATTTTTTGCGTACGTCTAGAAATTTAAAATCGTTTCTTTTTAATTTTTTTTCTCACTATATATAAAAACACACACGATGGGAGGCGGTCTCATGCAACTCGTCGCCTACGGCGCGCAGGACATCTATCTATCTGGGAACCCCCAGATTACTTTCTGGAAAGTGGTCTATCGACGGCACACCAATTTCAGTATGGAGGCCATTGATCAGCAGTTCAACGGCAGCGCCGATTTCGGCAAGAAAGTTTCTTGCACCGTTTCTCGTAACGGCGATCTTATCCACCGGGTCTACGTCCAAGTAGACCTCCCCGCCCTGGAAGGCGACGCCACTTACGCCGATTCCCTCGGCCACAAGCTCATCGCCTCCGTCGAATGTGAGGTAGGCGGCCAGCGCATTGACAAGCACTACGGCGAATTCCTCCACATCTGGAACGAGTTGTCCCAGACCGCCGGCCACTGGAACGGTTACTCCGAAATGATTAATGGCGTGTCCCCCGCTGATGGTTCATCTGCCGACGGCGCGGCCCGCGTCCTCTACATTCCCCTGCAGTTCTGGTTCTGCCGCAACCCCGGCCTCGCCCTTCCACTTATTGCTCTTCAGTATCATGAGGTCAAACTTGTCGTCGAATTTGCAGCGAGCTCCGCGTGCGTCACCGGCGCCGCGAAGGCTTTCAACTCCGCCACCCTCTACGTCGACTATATTTATCTCGATACCGATGAAAGGCGCCGATTCGCTCAGGTCACCCACGAGTACCTCATCGAGCAGCTGCAGTTCACCGGCGAGGAAAAGGCCCAGTCCAAGGTTAAGCTTAACTTCAACCACCCCGTCAAGGAAATCATCTGGGTCGAGCAGGTCGATGGCGCCAACGTTGGCGAATACACCACCTCCTTCGACGAGGCTCACCTCCAGCTCAACGGCCACGACAGGACCTCTTCCCGCAAGGCTTCCTACTACCAGCTCGTCCAGCCTTACCAGCACCACGAGCGCGTTCCCTCTACCGCCATTAACGTGTACTCCTTCGCTCTCCGGCC